ATACAATTCGACTACTGGTCTCGTTGCTGTATATGATGTCGATGACATGTGGAATAATGAATCGGTCCGTGTTATCAAGAAAATTGACCTCGTAGAAATCTCAGTCGTAGCGACACCGATGAATCCTTTTGCAATTTCGCTATAAGAGAGTCACTCTTGTACCCCTTGCGATAGGATAGTTCTCAGTTCGTTTTTCGTTGTCAGAAGAATAGAGCCATTTCTCTCTGAGAGCATGAGATTTCTCATATCTCGGAGGTAATTCGATGCAGGTGATGCGTCTATATCGAAAGCGAGAGAATATCCAGAGGGTAGTAGTTCTGCATATCGTTTGATTGGCTCTCGTGCTCACTCTATCATCACCCCTGGCAATACATGGTCGAGATAGTCTGGTATTTCACTTGCGATAGTTGCTATCCACACCTCGACGATAAATTCTATATCCTCACCCTGTTTGTACTGAAAATGCTTTTTTTGCGTTTCCAGATACTCACAAAAACTCACCTTCTGTTTTGAGAGAATGCGAGCGATGGCACGAGCTTTGATACGCTCGTGATTTCGGAGGTATCTTTCGCGAGTAGTCATAGATTATACAGTTGTGGGTGTTTCATCCTGTGGCACGAGTGGCTCAGTACTGGCAAGTGTGTCGATGAGCTGGACCGATGTCGGCACTGTCAGCTCGTCAGCGAGTTCGTTGTCGCTCTTCTCATAGCCGATATAGAGTCTCGCTTCATTGCGTGTCCAGAGACCATTCGTGACATTATCACGAGCAATCTTTGAGCGTTGCTCTATCTGGTCGATATGCTCGCTATTGATGACAAAGTGATATCCGAGGAAATCCTTTGCGAGCTGTGTGAATATCTTTTCGAGTTCACGCTCCAGAGGCTCGATAGTGTTCTCGATAAATTTCTTGTACTGATTATCACCATTGCTCATATTCACATCCTCCACATAGCCGAGGACAGTACGAGGCACACCAAAAGCAGTACACACTTTGAGCGTTGTGAATTTGCGAAGCTCCAGAAAAGAGGCGTCGTTGTGATCACTTCTCATCTGCTTGATATCTGTGACAGAATCAGCGACGATAGCTTTATGTTTCTGGTGTCCACCTGTGAGCGCACCTCGAATCTGTGTCATAGTCTCCTCTTGCTTTTCCGGTGTGAGTCACTCTTTCAAAATATAGAGTGCTGATGGTATCTGGTCGTTGTGAAAGTAGAAATAATTTGAGAGACTTGCTTCTTCTTCTCCGAGGACATCTAGGACGAGAGCTTCCATGATAGAGTCACCATAGACGATATTGTCGAAGTCCTCCCCTTTCCTCCAATGGAGTATGTCTTTTGCTGGAAAATCAATAATACCACCCTGGAGTACAGGCTGATTGTACATATAGCGGAGAGGCACGAGGTTGCTATCAGTGACGACTGTGACGAATCGAGAATCGAGGACCTTATACCCTATCACTCGCTTTGCGACATCTCGACGCTTCTGGATATAGACATTTGCGAAGAGTCAGAGATTTTTGATGATTCCGTCGGATAATTCTTTGATATTCCCGAGTGCTTTTGAGAATTTCTCATCGTAGACGACTTTTTCCCCCTCTTTTGAGGTGTATTCTCGTCGGAGTTCCCATCCATTCTTCATGGATGTCTCCTGGAGTTCACGAATACACGCCCGAATATCCACATTCTTGCGGTACATGATACCAAAAGTACGATTATTGCGTGCTATGCCTACGCCATCGACGAGACCATTGTTTGAATTGTAGGAGGTGATATATGGCTGTACGCTTTTCGCTCCGAGTGGAGTCGTGCTTTTCGCTGATTTTTTAGGAGGCATACAAAACTTTTACGAGTTATAGAGCAAGTATAGAGGCAAGAAGTGACTTTTAGAGTTATATGACACCGATGAAAGAGGTCGTCTTTTTCCCGAGAAATCTCGATACTCCATAGCGTCATCCGTCGATTCCATGATTGAATGCGTCGATAGGTCTGTTCAATACCTTGCCGGTCCTATCCTTTGCCCAGCAATAATTGAGAAATTCTTTTTTGAGATTTGTAGAGCGACGAGTGACATAGATTTTCTGCTGTTTCATTATCTGGATTCAGAAGAGAATCGAGTCAGGTCATTTGACTGCGCCCTGGATGTTATAGCCTGCGCGATGTATCTCCTCGATACTCTTTGGCTCGGACGAATCACCTACGATGACGGCTGATGTGCTCACATTGTTTGCTTTGTAGAGATTCACGATGTCGCCATTTGTGAGTCCTGTGCGATAGAATACCTCATCCCATATCACGCCTCCATTCCATTGATAGAGATCCACGAGTACTGATGGGTCATTTGAGAATCAAAAGTCCTGGCCATAGCCGAGTTGTATCGCCTCTGCAGGCACATCATCTATCTCCTCAAACTCAAATATCAGCCCCTCGACCTTATTGCCCCATTCTCCGAGAGCATAGATGGCGTACATATTCGGGTCTTGCTCTTTCAAACGATTCATAACTTTCTCATATTGCTCCCCTGCCCAGTAATTATCCCTATATGTCGAGTGTAGGAGTGTTATATCTGGACCTCATCACAAAGACCAAAAATCAGTATTGAGCCAATGGTCCTTGTCGATAGGATTGAACGAGAGGGTAATTTGCATTTGCTTGAGTCATCGGAGACGCAAGTCTATTTGGTCAAAGTCTTTTTTTGTAAATTCAGTTGCTTCCTCCATCCATACACGAGTGACTCAGACGACTGATTTGATTTTCTCAGGATCATCGAGACCTCGGAAAATAAAGTCCGAGCCTGTGAGTTTGTTTTTGATAGACATCGGAGAAGTCGTCATCTCAAATTTGTCAGCCAGTCACCAGAGATTGATAACCTCCACGAGCTGAGCATAGCACGAGTCCCGGTGTGTGTCTTTTACTTTTCTCACACAGAGACAGCGATTTCACTTCTTGAAACTCTCTATTATTTCCCTCTGTGCGACGAAAACACTCTTTCAGCTACCACCACCACCCATGAGGAGATTATAGCGTTTGTGGTCGTGCAGAAGAGGAATGTATATATCGTTATAGATACTCTCATCAGAAAAATCTATTGTGATGATTTTTTCTTCTTTTTGTCAGGTGATCATGGAATTTTTACGACAAAAGATAGAGGCGACTCATCATCTCCAGACAGTTTCAGAGCGTCTGAATATTTCTTTGGTTTCATTTTCGCCATTAGCCACTTGCGAGTCTCTACGCGCAATTTAGAACGCGCGAGAGCTTCTTTGTTTTCTACCCATACGACATCGTCGCCATAGTGTTTCTCCATCCAGTCGTTGTGGCCATCGTCGGAAATATCTAGTACATCCTCAGCCATAGCGTCGGCAGATTCCTCTTTCGCACGCGTGTATTGGTCAAGAAATTCAGGATATATCCTCATCCATGAAAATACTGTCGTCTTTGATGGCATATCCTCATCCTTGCAGACTGTGCGAAGTGATACTCAATCCGAAAGCTGATTGCAGATTTTATCCGCGAGCGTTTTTGTGTACTTTGTAGGTCGTCATGCTGTCATAAGAAAACAATATGAATAGATGGCTATTTTTAGAGCTCCCCATCCTCCAGCCTTTTATCTGTCACCGGATACTCGATTCGGAGTATCTCTCTGAGCTCAGGAGGGAGGTCTGTCTCTGGTCAGTCTATGCTCATGCGCGGTTTCCTCTTTGTGGTATCAAAAATGATATTGCGTCACTCCTTGAGGAGAAAATAGAGCTTCATCATTTCTCTCCTGGAGAGATTCAGCTTGATGACCTTGAGAATTGCTCCAGACATCTGCTCAATCTGTATACGACGCACCTCAATCTCTTTGAGATGTCTTGCTCTATTCGGACTCTTACTGTGCAAAGGTAGGTCTGTTCGCATAGTGAAAAATGGAGATATAAAAAAATCGTACCAAAATTGATACGATTGAGAGCGTTGTTTTGTCGATGTCCTATTCGTGTCCCGAATACATGATCACACTATTCGGAAAATCTCAGTAGTGTTTCTTGAGCTCAGCAATAGAAATTCCTTTATTGTAGTGCAAGAATTGTAGTTTGCTCTCTCGTGATTCCTTGAGAGGTATTTTTCTGACTTGCTTGATTATCCGTCTATTTCTTTTGACTTGTGCGTTTGAGTAGAAGAGACTATCGAGTGTCATTCGTTTGACGACTTCTGGCCGTCTCTCATATTCCTTCCGGTACTTCCTCTCCTTTGAGAGTTTCTCGTCGTCTCATCTGTCGTCCTTTCGTTGTTGTTTCCGACAATCCATACAGCAGGAGTCTTTTCAGCTCTTCTCGGCTCGTGAGTTGTAGTACCATTGCGTGAGTTTGTACTTCATGCACCTCGGGCAAGTTTTTCCATAGGAGTCGATTCGTCACTTGAAATGGAGGTCTCTCGCCTGGATTGCTTGCTTCATGTCCATTCCTTTCCATAGTCTCGTGAGATAAGTTCAGTATTTACACTTTTTACCTGCAAATTCTTTGTAGAATTTCGTTGATTCTCAATACATAGGTGATGAAAATAAAAAAATCCCCTCTTTCGAAGGGATGAAAAATTGAATATTATCTATCCATCATGGATGCAATATTCCCACTGACATTTCGGGCATTTTATAGCAGTAAAATATTTTCACTGTCAGACAATGAATTTATCTCCATTACACTTTTTACAGCGTAATTTTTGTGCTGGATTTTCCTCATAAGACTGACCTATTTCAAATTCATCCTCATCTGTTTTTATAAGAATGTCATCAAATTCAATTTCTTGTATTAGTGGGAGTTCTTTTTTCTTTTTCATAATGAGAGTAATTATATATTTTAGTTGTCGATGTCCAGGTCGTAGAACTTGCAGTGTAGCGTCGGGATTCAATAGTGGTTGTACATCCTGCAAATTTCCTTGTTATCGTCTATTGCCAAAGTGACATCATACCTCTCGAGGAGATGACTCAGGAAAATAGACTTGATAACCACTGCGTGCCTATGGCTTCACTCTGGTCGCATGTAGAGGAGCGACGAGTCCGCTTTGATATATGGCCTCTTGTCCAGCCATGCGAGTGTCTGCTTTCGACAGCTCTCTCGACGGCCAGTGAAGAAAGCTACCTTCTTGCCTTTGAGGAAATCCCAGAGTATCGAGATATGCCCATCGTTTGATACATCGGCATAGTATCCGTCGTAGTCCTTCGGAGATTGTTCGAGATACTTCTTGCGTCTCGCCTGTTCGTTTGCGAGGACTCAGTCGATGTCGCAGATGATTATTGAGGGTTTCATAGAAGAAATTATTTATACCCGAGAGCTTTGAGGACTCGGAGCTTTGTCGTCATCATCTCCCTCGTGAGAGGTATGTGACTGTTCCACTTGAGATGGAATTTCACTATCGTGAGAAGGCTTTGTTTGTGATTCGTCATACTGTTTCGCAAAATAAGCAAGTACCAATTTTATAGCCTCCTCGTCGCTGACTACTACGCCTGAGATTCTCTTGATGTGTCACTTGAGCGACTCGACCATTTGGATCTCCTCATCCTGGAATTTCACATTGATTATTCGCATTGGCATAGTATAAAATTAGAAAATATCCTCCGCCTTGAGAGGAGTACAAAGTGACGGAGTCTGTCTATTCCTGTACGCTATCATTCACGCCTCACGAGAATCGTAGAACTTGCCATCACTGGCGAAGTATCCCTCCTGATAGGCGAGGATTTGCTGTCAGCACTCCTGTGCTCTATGGAGACATTGCTCGTGCGAATTTCCGAGGAAGAGCATATAGTTCTCCAGTATGACAGCACACGAGGTGATGTAGAGGTGGTTGGTCGTCTCCTTTTTTGCGAGGAGTTCTCCCAGAGAGACTGGATAGTGAGCTGGTTGGAATTGTATAATCATAATAGCTATTGAATTAATTTTAGAATCTCCTGCCGTGCCCTCATCTCGTCCAGGAGTTGCTGAGAGCTCTTTTGAGGTTGCTCAGTGTGTCGCATAGAATCGAGAGTGAGAGCGACGATATAGAGAAATATCGCCGTCAGGAATAGAAATGGGATGAGTTTTGGAGGCATAGAATGATTATTTACAAGAAATATTGAGCTTTGGCAGTCACTTTGTGTACCTCACACGATATCCGTAGAGGCGATTCTGTATGTTTCCAGCTTCGACATATCACTGATATATCTTGTAGCAAAAATCCATCCTCTCTTTGTTCGTCGTGAGTGCTCTGTACTTGTTCTGTGTCTCTGCGTTCCATGTACGATGAATCTGACAATATCCATAAGACTTTCCTGAATCTCATACAGCGTGAGGATCAAATTTGCTCTCTGCCGATATAGTGCCGACGAAGTCAATTCAGCCTATGTCATAGGCATACTGTACCATATCCTGTGCCATATCAGCACGACAGGTGACTTTGCTTTTCTTCGTGGGAGCTTTCACGACCTTCGCTTCGACGACCTTTTCCTGACAGAATTGCCACTCTCGCTGAGTACAGAGTTTCGATGAAAATTCGTTTTTTCTTTTTCAGTCAAAAGTCATATTCACTCTGCCCTTCCAATATTCTGCGTGAGTATGGATACCCTTCGAGTGTCCGGAGTCATTACTCTGGCCGATGACATATCCAGGCTCTATCCTCTCCCCGATTTTGCGAGTCGTCTGAGTGTGCCCGAATACCCATCGTTCGTCTCCATGACGGAGGACGATAAAATCTCAGAGGCGAGAATCTTGCCCGATATAGGCAACGACATAGAACTCTTTGAAATCAGGAGCACGGACATCGAACGATACACCACGGACACAAGCAATATCGAGAGCAAACGAATGTCCTCCCTCTTTCGTATTGTGCGAGTCCTCGTCCTGTGTTATTCGGCAGGTTGGGAGACCGAAATTTTGTAGTAATCGTCCTGTACTGTCGCTCTGATTTTTCAGTCAGAGAGATACTCCAGGGCTTGTCACACTACTCGGATGTTCTGGTTTTGGTATGTCCTGAGTCTCTCCTGCCGTGCTTCGAGGAGATTGAGTCTCAGATTCAGGAGATCAATTGTTTTCGCCTGAGTTATTATCGAGAACGATAGGCCTGTCAGTATCAGAGATAGAAATATGAGAGATGCTGTCTTCATTTTGTGGTAGTTGTGGAGATAAAAGAGAAATACTCAAAAGAATCGCCGTAGAGACGGCGACAGTTGGCTGGAGCATGAGAAAAAATTATAATTAAACGATTATTTTCTGATTTGAGATAGAGCTTTCGCCTTATCGCTCCAGAGAATAACGGCGATGAGAATTGCCACCGCAGAGCAAGCGAAAATATAGGCATCTATACTTTCAGGTATTCTCCTGATGGAGAAAAGTAGCAACGATGTGAATAGTGCTATTGAGATGATGTATTTTGGCATACTATTTTTTTGGTTTTTTAGGAGATTTTGGAATTGGATTCTCTCGTGGGAGTGCATTTTCTTTAATTGTCTGTATGAGTCTATCCACAGCAAAGGACAGTTCAGATAATCACAATCAGATTGCGACCATGCCGACATTTCATCCAGCAAATACATTCGCCATAGATGTGCTTTTTCAGTAAACTCATTCGTGAGTTTCTTTAATTATTTGTGCTATTTGTGGTCAATTCATAAAAAATAAAATTAAAAATAATCCCTCGTAAATTTCGAGGAACAAAAAACAAGGCGGAAGACCTTGTTTCTCGTAATGGCCAGCAGAATAGGAAATCTGACAGCCATAGGCGAGAAGTGTATGTTTCGGTGGCTTCACATCGTCTGGAGAGCAGGCTTTTGAGCGTTGCTTCGCGAGACGATGTCGATTAATGTTGTTTTTGGTTGTGTCATAATTTATGTTATTTCCACTCAGAACGACTTCAATTTCCATTTGACCTCATCTACTGAGGAAGCATAGAACGCGACAGCTCCTGCCTTGATTTTTTCTTCGATATAGCGTGCTTGGTCGACGGCGTGTTTGTACCTTTTGAGGGTAGACTTGGAAAGTCACTTGTCGAAAGTAGCGACACGGAGAGCTTCTTCGATGAGATGCGATGGTCGGTCAAAAAACTTCATTTCTGAAAATTTCTTCACTTCTACGAAGAGTCAGCGTCAGTATGGAGCGATAGTGCCGTGCAGGTCGGAAGTTCAGGAGCGAGAGTAGCGAGACCTTCTTTTTTGATAGACTCCCTTCTTCTCGTTCCAGAATCCCTCTGACGATACTTTCTCGATAGAGACTCCTTGTGATTCGAGCCAGAAGCATATTGCCTCTTCGATGGAGGATTCTTTTGATTCGTGCATATTTATTTCCAAAAGATGAGTTTGTTGAAAAAAGACTTCACGGACTTCACTGTCTCAGTCCTGCGTCTCCTGCACTCGTTGACGATTCGAATATGTGCAGAGCGTCGGTATTGTTTGACCTCTTCTGAAGCTGGATAGATACCCAAATCACACTGGACAGACCGAGCCATTCGAAGAATTGTCTGGTCTTTTGCTTTGTGAAGAGGATATTTACTCCGCCATTCGGACAGGATGAGCTCGTATGAGTCTCGAATCTCTGGATGATCCCTGAGGAGGATTATCATTCGCTGTAGTTTTCCGAGCTTGTCAGAAAACTCCATTTCGACTGGCACTGTAATTTTGCCCATAGGTAAAATAGGATAAAAAATAACCCACTTGAAAGGTGGGAAGAAATAAAGATGACCTGTGCAAAGGTCTATAATGATGTTGTTTCGTTCTCGTAGTAGAGAGCGACGGAGAATCTCAGATCATCGAGTGTCTTCACTCGGAATCCTTTTCTGATACGCTTTGCGACGAACTCCTGGATTTTCTCTTCCAGCTTTTTATATTGGAGCAAAGCGTCCTCGTCGATTTTTAGTTTTCCGAATCACTTTATTTGAGACCAGAAAATATAATCATCTCAAAGTTTCAAATACTTTTCTCACGATTTCATTTTGTTGAGAAAGATGTCATAGTCGCTCGAGTCGAGGACTATTCTCTGGATAGCATCGTCACCGATTTGTATATCCACATAGCCGAGATATCAGCTACTCAGTAAAGTGACCATGAGGTTTGTAGTGTGAAGAAGTAGAATGTTGTCCAGCACGGTCGAACCATGTGCGGAGTCTTCGTGAGACTTCGAAAGTATCTTGTTTTTGCCATTTCAATTTTGTGCCTGTACTGTTTGGCTCTGTCCACCAGGAAATAAAATTTCGAACTTCGCGCAGGACCTTTTCTCGATGCTCGGGATCTACTGATAAAGAAGAAACTATTTCCTCAGGGTCAGTTGCAAAAAATTCTTCTGCAATTTCCTTTGGTGTTTTTGGTGGTTTTTTTTGCACTGAAACTTCCACACCTCAGAGAGTACCTAAAGTATATGTTTCTATATTTCTTATATTCTTTATTTCTTTAGTTGTGGTTGCTCGTTGGTTGCTCGTTGGTTGATTTCTAGGTTGATGAGTTTGATACTCTTCGTAGTTATTCACTTGTATAAGCGAATAACTCTTGGTTGTTTTGATGGTTATTTCGTTGGTTGATTTTAGCTTGTTGAGTGAAGTTCGTGTTTCCTGTGCGGAAAGTCAGGTCTCCTCAGCCAGTCTATTTCTTCCTGTGACTATCTGTCCCCTTTTGATATCGATTCCTCTCCATTTCTTATCCTCGAAATTGCAAGTTAGCAAAAGATGGAGAAAAAGACATTTGGTATTTATATCATCGTACCACTCCCATTCGATTATTTTTCGATGAAGTTTGATGAATCCAGAATCAGTCATAAATGAAATATTATTTTTTATCACCTCGCCACTTTCCCGGAGATCCATTCCAGTCAAAATCACTCACCACATAGTCAGTACGCTCGATTTTATTTATGGAATCGACTATCCATCATCGTGTCCGGTATGTCCCCTCCTGCCCTGCCTTCACTCGGGCAAGAAAAGAAGTGAGTGTAGCTCATTCTTTTCAGGCTACATTGGCTATATATGCCGTGTATCATTTACCTCACGATTTGATATATTCGTGGATATTTATTTTTTTAGTTGTCATAATTTTTGAGAAAAAGTAGAAGTTTGTAGAGAGGCATGGCATCCACCTTTGTAATGTCTCGAGGTGTCTCTGAGAGCCAGATGAGGAATCAGGAGTGTCGCACATACTTCCCTACTCAATATCTCGGATGATTAAAGGTTATGTCTGGACCAATCGATTTGGAAGAATGTCCTTCAGAACTCCATCACTTTTCGATTGTAGTCGATGAATTCTTCGGTTGTGAGTTTTGTGGTGGATGGCTGGAGCTTTCGCTTTTTCCTGCCATCGAGTTTGGATTTGACATAAATTGGTTTGAGAAATTCTTTTTTGAAAAGAGCGTGAAGCTCATCTGTGCCCTGGTGCGAATAGGTATCGATGATCTGGAGTATTCACCAATAAAGGCGATTCTGCTCCGGAGAACGAATCTTTTTTACTTTCTCGAGAGTGAATTTGTACTCACCATCGGGAAGCAATAAAAAAGCGTCACGCAATGAATGTGTGACGCTTCAATTCTCTTTCGAGAAATAGAGAGGAGGAGACATAGACTAGACTTTCATCATGTAGATAGTATTTGTTTTGAAATCGACACCATATATCTGCTCGCCTGTATTTGGGTCTGTGACTGCTGTCTGATTGTCTGTGGCTATCTTGAGGAGTTTTTCAAATGCTTTCAGCTCTTCTGAGAGAGCAAGGTATTTTGCATTCTGTTTGTACTCGTATGTCTTTCTATCTACTCTCTTCGCTGAGGCGTTGTATGGGAGCTTTTCGAGCTCAGATGGTCAGTATTGATCCATCTCTACTTTTGCCATTTCGTAGATTTTTTCCTTTGCATCGTCAAAAGCCTTTTCTAGCTTTTTGAGGAAAATATAGGCATTCGTCGGAGCGAGTTCCCCATTCTCTACTTTCGCGAGGATGAGAGAGAAAAAGTCTGAGACTTGCTCTTGCGTTGTTTGGAGTTCGAGTGACATAAAAAGAAAAAAAAATAAAATTCATCGACTGAATGGAGGAGGCAAGGATTTGCACCTTACATGTCGCACAGAGAAAAACTCTACTCCGAAAGCTAATGATTAGCCCCGTGACTGATTGTACTGTCAGCGTCTACCTATTCCGCCACTCCTCCACTCAATCGACGATGTTTCTCACCTACTCAGGCCTGCTGTGTGGATAGACGGGTCAATTCGTTTTATCCATGCGCGCATGACCAAGCTCCAACCGCTTGCGCTGACATTTTCACAGCAGAACAAAATAGATGAGAAGCCCCCCATATTTCAGAGGGGCTATAGTGACTACATAGGAAATACTTTTCCGTCTTCTTCTAGAAGAGCGTCGAGATTTGCCATCTGTGCTTCAGTAAGGATATGTTTTTCCACTTCTTGCATATTCTCAGGCTTGAGAAGAGCATTCATAGTGTACTTCGTATCATTCTGACCTGCACCAGTACGAGAGATTTTTATGTCGTAGCTTTTAGGGTTTCCGATGTCAGGGTCTTTGAAATTTGAGACTAGAGTGTCACGAATATCATTACGACCAATAGTCCAGAGCTGGAGCATATTGTGTGTGTAGTTCCATATGAGGACTACCCAGACAAATTTCGCGGCCTCACCTTTTTTAGCATTCTCAGGAGTTTCGATTTTTTCACCTACTACAAATTTTCTGTGAATAGGTTTTTTGTCTTCTGTCCACCATTGCCAGAGAAGCATAGGTGATGTGAGGATTCTGATTCGGCAACTGTCTCCGTCTTCTAAAAAGAAATTACGGCTAGGTGTTTTTGGTGTTTCATAACCTTCAGGCAAAAAGCCATCATTAAAGGGGTCGAATTGTGTCATAAGGGAAAAAGTAAAAAGTAAAAATTTGTGTTTGCGTGTGAGTTTGTTTTTTGCGGATAATGTAGGGGTGTATTTTTTATTTCATGGTGTGTGGTGAGGTTAGGATGACTGCACTGCGTGTGCGATAGAGTTGTTCGTTTTTTTCGAATTGTCTGACTGCCTGGTAGAATTTCTTGCCCTGGACATAAAAGCACAAAGCGAGCCCGAGAATACAGGCGATGGTGAGTGTGATGAAGAATGTCATACTAGATAAGTGTTCAAGAATTAGAGACATACACTGGAAGTCTGAGAGCAGGACAGAGTGCACGAGAGCCGTGGAATCCGTCAGTTCTTAGAACTTGCTGGAGCTTGCGAGCTTGGCGTTGCTCATAGGTGAGTTTTGGAGTTTTCATAATTATTTGGTTTGATGGAGATAAGGATTAAAGATGTCTGTGAGAATAGGAAAGAGCTGGCTGATAGCCTGATTCAATTCCTCTTGCTGTCCCCTTGCATATCTATCGCGAGAAAAGGCTTCATCTGATAATCTATCAGATACCTCTCGGATTTGGTCAGTCGTGAGTTCGAGCCTATTGCATAGGTGGAAGAACTCATCGAATATTTTGTCGTCTGGTGTTGTCATAATTAGTCTTGATTAGAAAAATGAGCTTCGTATCTGTCATAGGCAATGCGTTCCTTCTCTTCTGCCCACTCTTCGAAATTGAGAAGAGATATTTTGTAAGGTCGCATAAATGAAGGCATGAGAGCGATTCTCTTCTCTTCTTTTTCGTTTCTATCGTTTCTACGCTTGAGCATTGCGACTCGATATTTTAGCTCAGGAAGAATCTCGTTCTGGACGAAAATCCAGGCATATTGCTTTCCATATTGGAAAGTTTCGTATAATAGGTGGTAATCCATAGGTAAATATGGGTTAAAAATAAAAGCACTCGTTCTAGCGAGTGTTTTTTCTTGCTTAGAGGCAAGGTACAAAGCATGAGAAATGCTCTCTACCCTGCCACCGAGCGAATGGCTGGACTCGTATATAGATGAGTCGCCGAATGCTGGATGGAGGTATGTGAATGTATCGATTGTATATTAGTAATATACTAATAAGTACAGGCAAAAAAATATATATCTTCTTTTTCGGAACTCTGTGGGAGATTTAGATCCCTCAAGTCTATGCCTTACTCGTTCGTCTCTACAGGTGGTCGAGGTGGCTTGCTGATATGTTCTCTTATTTGACTGTACTCACAGTATACTCTATTTATTATCAAAATGCAAATCAAAATTATGCTTTTAGCTAAATAATATATATTGACATAATTAGTAATATGTTAATATTAGAGCATGCCAAAGCTAATAGAACGCAAAATCTCCGATTTCGATAATCAAATAAATTCTCTTGTAGCGAGATATATTCGACGATATGTAGACGAATATCAGGACAAAAACAACACAACTCGAGACGCTGTGGCTAAAAAAGTAGGTGTTTCACAAGGTAGACTCTCACAATTACTCTGAAGCGGTGCGACAAATGACGAAACTATGTATCGGAAAATACTCTCTGTATGTGGGTATCGACCACAGATTTTCGACGATATTCTCGAGAAAGCAAAAAGAGAAATACTCTGATCTGCTAGTGGTGATGATATAGACTTTGCTCTATCATCTGACCTCTGAAATAATTCAGAGGCAGTAAATGAGGTCAAGTGATTCATGCAGTTCGTGAAACAAAAATATAAAATCAAATAATTATCTCCTATCTCTTTTTATGAAAAAGATTATCGCTCTTTTACTGGCCACTGCCTACACCTTCACTTTCGCCTACACGCCATCGACAAAAGATAGCAAAACGCTCGAAACATACAAAGTAGCGATTACCAGTCTCAAAACAAAAGACGCGGAGAAATATGATAAAGTCGTCAATACCCTCAAAAATCTCGATACATCGAAGCTAAAAGATAACAAAATGACTTGGCTACTCACAGGGCTCAAAGATTATTTTGCGCCAGGATCAACGGCGTTTGTCACTACTGTAAAAATTGAAATCGTAGACGGCGACACAATTCATTATGGTGATCTGAGTATCCGGATGATTTGAATTGATGCGCCTGAGTCGAATACTTCACGATACGGATATACGGAGTGTTATTGAAAAGAGGCATCGGCACACCTCAAAGAGCTTTTGAAAGATGCCAAAGAAGTGACTATTGAGAAGGATTCTACACAATGAGAGCTCGACAAGTATGGTCGGACACTTGGTTATGTCATAGCGGATGGAGTAAATATCAATGAGAAAATGATAGAGGACGGATACGCTTTCGAATACACCTATGATAAGGCGTATGCTCATTTGTCTGACTTCACGAGTGCTCAATTGCTTGCGAAAGTGACTAGCCAATGACTCTGGTCGAGCACGACCTGTAATGGAGACAGGAAAAAAGGTACACCGGATGAAAAGAAGCCAGAAACTACAACGACGAGCACACCAACGACTACAACGACAACCACGACAAACAATTCATCCGATAGGACATACTACACCGGACCACGAGGAGGGTGCTACTACATAAATGGCAACGGAAACAAGACTTATGTGGATCATTCATACTGCTGAAGATAATATTTATGCTCTACCCTATAGACATCACCTGAGAAGCTAAAAGCCAGGGTGTCACGCTCGACGAGTACCCATTTGAGCATATTCGAGGCTGTGTATGTCGTGCAGATGACCGATACCATATAGGGATATCTTCACACCTAGACCCAATAAAAAAGCGAATGTGCGTCGCTCACGAGCTTGCTCATATAGATGATGATACCATAGACAGCGTGCATGTATTCATCGCAGAGCGTAGAGCATACCAGATGGCACGAGAGAAACTCATACCCTGTGAAGCAATACGAGAAGCACTTGCAGACTGACTGACTGATTATTCCACGCTGGCCTCATTGTTTGGAGTTTCTGAAAAGATGATACAATTACGCTGTCGGGATTTATCTATTTTTTAATTTTTGAATATGAAAAAGAAGCAATGGTACAAAAAATGGTGGGTTATTACAATTTTCGTATTGATGGTCATATCAGTGCTATCAAATATCGCATCTGGACCAGTCGAGAAAAAAGTAGTCCAGACTCCCCAGGAGGAAAAGATTGCTCCGGTAGAAAAAGAGATAGAGTACGAATATCTCTTCTGATCTGCTGAGTTCCAACCACAACAACAATATTTCCTCGCAACTGACAGAGACACTGATTCCATGAAGAAATTTGCACAAGAAAAGGCTGAATGAAAGGACTTTGATTATTATGCTGTCTTTGTGACTGATAAAAAATATGCGAAGTTTCCAAAAAATCCTATAACAGCTCTCGACTTTCCGACAGAACAGGCAAAAAATATAGTCGCAATATATGTGAAGACGACCAATGGATACGAGAACTTTCAGACATACATCGGAGAAGATGACTGGCAAAATATCGCCATTACTGACACTATAAAATAATGCCAAAAGCTGTCATATATGTCCGAAAGTCGACTGATAAAGAAGACAATCAAGTCCTCTCACTAGAAAGCCAGAGGGACGATTGTTTGCGAGTGGCAGAGCGCGAGGGCTTGGAGGTCGTTGAAATCATCGAGGAGTCTATGTCTGCCTCTACTCCTGGCCGTCCAGGATTTGCGAAGCTCATTTCCATGATGGGGAAGAATGGCGTTGATAATATTGTGACATGGAAGCTGAATCGTATCGCCAGGAATCCAGTCGATGCGTGATCCTTTGCCTGGTGTCTCCAAAATGGACTGATAAAAAGGACAGTCACTACAGACGGCATATACACTCCCGAGACAAATATGCTCCTTATTTCGGTTTTGTTTGGTATGTCGACGCAATACACCATCGACCTCAAAAAAGACATAGTTAGAGGACAAAAAACAGCAGTATCGAAGTGACAGCTTCTCACCAAAGCCCCCTTTTGATATAAAAACAATAAGGATACAAAGGTTGCCTACAAAACAGAGGTCGCGCCATATATCAAAAATATATTCGAATGGAAAGCATCTGGACTGACGAATGCAGAAATCAGAGGAGCTCTCGCTGATAAATGAGTGAAATTATCAGAAGAGACCGTCGCTCGAGTAATCACAAATAAATTTTACTATGGATATATTCACTTTCAGGGTGAATACTACAAGTGAAATCACGAGCCACTCGTCACAAAGGAATTGTGGGATTCAGCGAATCAGATTGAGCGTGCGAGATGGGGAAAGCAGGTCGACAGGTTTTCTCTCAAATGAAAAATCAGGTCTATCGAGACTGGAGAGCTCCTGACTGCCAGCTTCTCTCGATGAAAGGACGGAAAGCGATTCGCGTACTACCATGTGAAAAAGGGTAATCTACGAATTTCCGAGAAGAAACTATTTGCCCAGTTCGAAAATCTCCTGCCGTCGCTTGGAGTACCACAGGAGAAGAGACAGCAACTCGTCGACGCGATTTTGCTGATTGATAAAAATATGATGATGCAGAATCTCTCTGCCATAGATACAGAGAAACGACGCAAAGAAAAGCTCCAGTCGGTGTCTGAGCAACTTTTTGAGATGAGGATAGGCTGAGAGATAGACGGCGACACCTACAAGGCAAAGAATGCGAAACTACACGACCAGATTGTCGGGTGTGATACGGAGATACAAAAATTAGAAAAAGAAAATGACGATATTCGTTATAAGACCTTACGATTGTTCGAACTCGTTGAAATGCCTTCGCAGAGGTGGAAAACACTCCCAGATATAGGTAAAAGTCAGATGATGTCACTCTTCGTGTTCGAACTCGAAGTGACACCCGATAAAGAGCTTCAAATTAAGCTCGAAGATGTTTTTGAGGAGTGTTTTAGGGTCAATATTTCGAATGGTGGAGGACATGTCGGAGAGTTCGAACACCTCTATCGTGCCCTGAGAAATACACCACTTGAGAGATTCCGTGAATGGAAAGAGAAACTGCACAATATATGCGATATGAGCAAAGTATAGGTGTAATTATTTTTCGCTACACCTATTTTACACCTATTTAGTGAATACGAGGATTATCTCTTCCGTACTATTATATTCCTCCCCTATTGATATTCCGAGTTGTATTTTTTTGTATTGGTCAGTGTTGGAAAAAAGATTGAATGGCTTTGCTAATCCATGTACAGGTACAGAATTCATGTGAAAAGCGTATCTCTTCTCTGAGAGAGGCACTACTGACTTGTCTCTTTTGATTTGCCCCATAGTCTTGCCCCATAGTCCGAAAAACATATCACGATCACCTGCGACCATCCTCTCAGGAACTATGACCAGATAGCCCTCACTCTTATCGGTTGGTATTTGAAATTGTGAGCGATATCTGCTGATATATGACCATAGAATTGCGTTGGTATCTGCTTTTGTACTTCATAGTGTCTGAGGTTGCTTTTGTGGAGTTGCTCGGATGAAATCGATTCACTCCTTGCCATTCTTGAGAACAAAATCAATTTTTTCTGAAGCTGTTTTCAGATTTTCTAGTTCTTCTGCATAAGAAATAACGGTCACCACTCCAGGATTTTCTATCTGTGGCTCACCGGAAATCACTGGTGGTGTGACATCAGGAGAGAGCCCGTATTTGGCAAATAAGAAAGCGACCACCAAGAAAAGAAAATATGGTATAAATGACGCCAGATTTTCGAGGGTTTTATCTAAAAATGTTTTATTTGTGCTCATATCAGATTATTGAAAGAAATTTTTTTCCGATAGTTGGAACGAATAAAGCGAGAGAAGAGAGAAAAAATATGATAATATTTATTTTGAGATTATATTTGTAAATGCTGATTTTTGCTTCTATGATTTTTGTTCAAAATAGCCATAAAAGAGCAAGTATAGTAAAAGAAAATTCAAAAGGCATATTAATCATATAGATTGCTTTTCTTAGGACTACATCAATTATAAAAGCCGATATAATGGCTCAATTCACATAATTAAACGCATTACTCATCCGATTTGATAAAACACTATGAGAGTGTCTTGTGGAGGGGAAGAAGCTCATAAGAGATTTCCGGTATAGTATCTCATATTTCACATAATCAAGGTTTCGAACACTATTTGTGTACAAGCCCCAGAGAATCCCTCACCCTCTCCAGTATAGCGATAATCTCTGGAGGCAACGGATACTTCGGAGCTTTCTCTGGAGCTCTCACCTGTTCGAGAATGAATGATTCGTCCTCCTGGTGTGGGAATCGTGTTTCCATATATTAGAGACGCTTTTTAAGAGCTTCAAAATCCACTCATAGCAATCCGGCACACTCTCGTATCTGGAAGTCTCTGTCGAACACTGCTCCTGTATCCTTGCTTGCTCTCTTCCATGCCCTGAGTGTTCTCTCTGCGTCGTTGACGATGTTTGAGGTCACTCTTTTCATATTTATTTTTTATAAATTATAGCACCCGACGGCACGATATACTTCCTGGCGAGCATGTCGTCGAGGTCGATTTCGATGGTGTTGTGGAATCCTAGCAGAGTCATCTCATGCCAGGAGTTCTCGAGGTATGTCTTTTTGGTCGCTCTGTCACGGCGTATATAGATGGCGTGGTCAAATATCTCTGCAGATCCAAAATCTCATATTGCCTTTCCTGTCCTGAGAGCGCTTTCCCAGAACTTCTTTGGAGCATTGGTCGATACCATGAGGGCGTAGTCATTATCGAGGAGTACCTTGCCGTCTCTCGTGAGCTTTATATGCTTTTTGATATCACATCCATGGTCTCGTGCGAATTTCTCTGCAATGACGAAGAGAGAGGCGATACCATTCGGAGTGATGTAATTTATACACCACTGCTCGATATACTCGTTGGTGAATATCTGTCCTGTATTGAATGTCGTACAGCCTGCCGAGGAAAATCAGGTACAAAATGGATTCTTTTTCTGATCATAGTTGCCCAGTATCTTCGGAGTGAGTCCGAGACTGTCTACCTGGAGAGGCCGAGAGAAATAGGTCTGTATTTTGTCGTATACGGACAGTGGAGCGACTCAAGAGATGGTCTCGATTTGGAGAGCTTTCATTATTATAGCTTGGCTAGAATTGAGAGAACATCGTGACATGAGAAATACTCGTCCTTGCCCCTTTTCCGTATATTGTGTTTGTTTGCAAAGACTATTGCAGGGTCAAGTACAGCATCCTTATGTCTCCATACTCCGAGGACGATAGATTTGCTCCATTCTCGATAGGATGGTGGCAATTCGCCTCATACCTTGTCACCATTACCAACCTGGTCGAATATGAGGACATTGTGAGCCCTCTCCTCGAGGAATACTCATACATGCTGAAACGATATTCCAGTATTGAGAAATATGATATCCCCCCTCTGCATGTCCTTTGTACCGATTATTTTCACAAATCACATTTTTTTAAGTATCCCATATTTGTCATTCCATAGCTCATTCGCATTTCCTATCGCTCCTATCCTGCCTCACCCATAGACCATATCGAGATCATACTTGACGACATCAATACACTCGCCACCATACGCACCATCATAATCCATAGGCTTGCCAGATTTCTGGAGAAAAGCCATCAATTCATCGAGTGTGATAAGTTTTTTAGTCATAGATTGTTTGCTTATATGGTCGCAGTAAAATCTCGTCTACACACGCCTGGAATTGAGAGACTGTCTCTCCTACCTCCTCTGACTCTTCGTTGTCGGTTATGAGGTCAATTCTCCCAAGCTTTCTGAGCTCCTCATTGGAGTATGGCTCTCATTTATGTACCCAGGCGAGGTCGAGCATATTATTTGATTATGAGCGAGAAAAGCCCAGCAAAAGACTTGCCGAGTGCTGTGAGGACACCTGCACCGAGCGTATAGATAATCCGTTTGAGAATGACGATATCAGATTCGAGTTTGTCGTGGCGTGCTCTACTCTTTTCTTCGTGGAGGTCGAGAGTTGCTTTGAGCTGTTCTCTCGTCACAAATTCAGACCTCATCTCATTGAGTATGTTTTTTATCTCATTAAGAGCGCCTAGAAAGTCTTTTTTACTTTCTTCATTTATTTTGTAGAGCATTTTGATTTGCTCCTCCAGGACATCATTGCTTTTTTCTGGCATAGAATTATTGAAAAAGTTTAATTTTCTTTTTGAAGAGATTTCTTCATCCGATTCGTACTGCGATGTATATGAGATACGCCATGAATACTGAGCACCCCTCTACGATGAGAGCATTGAGCATAGCTGTATCAGCTATTTTCCTTGTCTTGATACCTTTTCAGTACATATAGTCGTGTAATACGAAGGCGTTATAGCCAGTCGGATTGACTATCCACCAGAGACATCGTGGCACGCTTCCAAAGTCAGTCTCGAATCCTACTGGTACAGTCACCATGAAATCTTTTCGCTCGTAATTCAGCCACCAGTAAAACTCCTCAGCTACGCTCCATCGTGTCGTGCCTGATATTTTTCTGACAGATCATGCTCGAGAGAGTTTTTGCATAGTGTGATTAGTCGTTATCTTCGGCATCCTGGAATTTCTCCATCTTTTTCATCTCCGAATAAAAGTTTCGCTCATGTCTTTCATCCGCATCGATACCATTGATAGCGATTTGCTCACGACGATACACCTCCTTTGTTTCAGGATGCACATACTGCAAATCTAAATTGATATTGTAGCTCTTTTTCCACTTGAGAATTTTGCCAAGAGTTTCAGTCTGAATTTTTACCCTCTCAGCGCTCTCCTCTGTAGGTGCGTAATATGTAGGATTGCCATCAACATCAAGCACATCCTCAAAGGTGCTGTCCTCACGCTTGAGAATAACATCAGCTCCGCGAGAAACACTGTACGCGTCAATTCGTACAATCGCTCCTTCGACCGGTACACTGAATCCTGAATCGTTTATAATAAGTGACATAAAATAAAGGTAAAAAATAAAAATTATCTGCTAGATTGAGGAATAATACGCAACATACTCGCAGTGGGACTGTAGCCACGCACCCAAACATCTTTACCCTTTTGTTTTACCCATCATAAGTCAGTAGTAGAAACTGCTGAGGCAATTTGTTTTGAGTTGAGAGTTGTCCTTGCTCATCCCGCTAAAGCCCATCGATACATTACACAGTTTCCACCTGCATCGATTGCATCTGGCTGGTAGACATAAGTACCATCGCACCACACCGGTCGAGTAGTGACCATACTTGTGTACGAGGTATCGGTAGAGCTTGTAAAGGTAGTTCCTGAGAGAGTGTATTTTTTAGCTGTTCCGGCAGAATAGACATTGTACATATTCGTACCATCGGAAAATATAGGCGTACCATCTGTAAGAGCTGTCCCCGATATCGTCATCGTAGTTCCATTTGCAAGGGTATCTTTGTCGTGCCTCAAAGTAGCAGAAGCGGTACGCTGAAAAGAATATACATAGTCTCCAATAACACACGCAAATCGTAATTGTCCACTTGCAACAGCAAGGGCTGTCGATCTTGCAAACTCATACAGAAAGCCATCTTGTAATTTGTAAGCAACTAGGTACGCATTTACAGTTTCTCATACACTCAAATATAGGCAATTATCAGCAGAAATTCCGTCTGGGTGGCTAGTAATTTGTTTCAAATTATATCCACTAGAAGAGAGTGCATAAAGCTCCTGAAATCATACAGCATCAATTTTGCCTCATACGAGTTGAAAATTTGTTCCGTCATAAAAAATACAGCACACTTGTCCTGCTAAAATATCACCATCCTCAAGGTCGAGAGTGGAACATTTTTTTATAGTTTTAGCACCAAGTCAATTCACATTTATTGTTGCCGGTCATGTGTTTCATACATCAGTTTTGAACACTATAGGCATTCCGTTTGTATAGCTTGTTGGAATAGGTGAGAGAGTCACAACATAGGTATCGTTTCCAGTTGCGGTCGCTCCGTATATTTCAGCACCAGATTGTGAAAGGTATGAACCACTAGCGCCAGAGATAGACTGAAAAGCAATACATTTCCAATTACCAGAACCCTCTGAAACAAATATAGCCGAGTCTCATACAGCGGTAATAATGTTTGCCCCGTTTCGTGGGAGTATCAAGCTCGTCGCGTTGTGAGTCAGAGTGAGCACACCATCAAAGATGACATGAATGACAGTGCCAGCCGTGACTGTACCGAGTCCGGTGATTGTTGTCGTGCCTGTGATGTGCACCTCATTACCTGTCGCAGTAGCGAGATTTGTCGTCGTAGCACTTGCGATATTTGAGCTTTTTGCCTCCTGTAAAAGTCCGGTCATTTGTCAGCCAGACTTAGGCAATTTTGCAGTTTCTAGACGCACCAATTCGTCATTGATATCCTCAATGATTTCTCCCACTGGATTTAATTTGATTGTGACAGTCTCCGATGATGGGTCGAAAGAGAATGCTGTCGTCGTCTGTGTGCTCACACTATCATCAGACGGACAAGTACCGGCTGAGCGGACGATTGTGAATGTATCGCTCGATCTATTCGTACATTTTACGATTTCTCTTTTTGTGACGACACCTGCTGTGCGTGCTTCTAGTGTGAGAAGAAAAGGAAAAGTAGATGGAAATAGTGCTCATTTACCTGATGCACAAATCATTGATGTCGCTCATGCTGAAATCGTTCACAACATCAAAGCTGTCGCATTGTTTTTGATTTTGTAGTTGATGAGAGACATAGTATTTTATGAAAAGACTTGCTCGGAGAATGTCCTTGATTCCTCAAGTTCGATTCTGAGCTTATCCATACTATAATCTGTGCGCACAACTTTTAGAGCGGTGATACTGAAATCGAGATTGCGTACTGTGACGAGGTGTCCAGGGTGTACACTCTCGATGTTATATTCACTATTTACGACCAAAACAATACGCCTTTTTGCATTCTTATTCAGAGCAATGTAATTGTCGGCCTCAGTCGTAGCAGTTCCGGCATCATTGATGCTTGTAGATTTGTCTTCGTAGAGTTCACGCAATCCGTTTGCTGTCTGGCTCGTCGCATCACTCGATGGCTGAGTACCACTCGCATATTTGAGCATATATTTATTCACGATATTCTCTGACCTCTCCTCTACCTCGAGAGAGTCTATATCTTTGCCGATGGTGAAATAATGATTGACTGGTGAAGCCCCTCCAGTATTCGGGTGGAATTGAAGAACTCCAGAGCCGTCTATCGTCCAGTACCATTGGAGAGTGTCAGCGACCTTTTTGAGAGCATCGAGACATTTGTCATAGGCAAAAGCGATATTCGCTGTACTTCCAGTCACCTCTACCGATGTGCCAGGCGTATAATTGATAATCCCCGGATATTGAGCACTGAAAATATCAATGATATCTTTCATTGTGGTCTCTTGTGCTTGGCTTTTATTGAAAGTGTATCCACCACCAGAAGTGTAGTACAGCCATGAGAGTATGGATGCGACTCAGAGCACTCGTGCCTCGATATATTCGTTGCTATCGATTACGCGTCGGAGAGTGCCTATAATACCAGTATATATGAGGCGTGGCGATGGAGAATGCACCGAATCAGTCTCATACACACGGACAATCTGATTGTATGCGAGGTTGGTCGAAGCAAAGGCGAGATTGAGCTTTAATCGGAGTTCTCATTGTCATCCGTTCAATTGCTCAGTCCATGAGAGACCACCCATAATCTGCGTCAATGGTATGACTCGGACCAGTACGCCAGCAAGTGTGTAGACTTTTATCGTATAGGTCTTATTCATGTGCTATAGGTAATTTTTAGGTACTATCAAAGAGACATCGACGAGGACTGTACCTGTGAAAGTGACAGTGAAAGGATTGCTCCCCGGCTCCATGGTGAAAAATGACCCAGTATAGTCGATTTCTACGCCATTTTTTGTCACGATTTTATTTACTCAGTCGATAATAAGAATGTCATTCGTCGTGAGTGCTGTCGTGACTGTTATCGTCGTGCCGTCTGGATTACTGAAAGCCACAGCGGTCACAGATGTGCCAGCTCAGAAAACAAAATACAGAGTAGGATCAGAGTCAGCTGTGCCGTAATAGGTAATCTCCTCGGAAAATGTACCAGTCTGTGCGACATATCCGAATGATTCAGGTGAATAAGCGTAGAAAAATGGCTCTAGAATGGTGAATGTGACAGTAAAAGGGCAAAAGGTGATATTGTAATGCTCACGCTGAAAATCAATCTTTGTGACAGTCGCTTTTATTCGTCGGACCTCTGAATTGACACGGACATCGAGATATCATGCGGTTGCTGACAGTCCGTTTTTTATACTATCGATGAGACTATTGAAAGCAGTCGCAGTCGTCGCTTTCGCAGTCGCTTTGAGTGTGATTGTACGACCTCTATAGTATTTATTGAGGACACCTCATCCATTATCGCGTGGATAATTGAAAGTATTGAGCTCGACATTACCGAGATCATCATAATTGAGCTCACTCGTGATAATATTGACTCAGTCCTGCAAAGAATATCCATCGAAGACAATATCATCCTGCGTCACTACTGCCGGCGATTCGGAGTGATTAAATTCATATTCATTGAGGGTATAGATATTCATATTATGTGGCTATTCAGAGTTGGAAAAGTTGTCACTTGCGAGCGAGTTCGTCAGAAATCCTATCGACGATAGTTTTGATATCAGTATCATTTCTCACTGATACTCCTCACATATCGATATTTATCTGCACAGAATTTCCTCCGAGCTGATTGTTTGGTATGATATTGCCAGATGTTTTTGATGTGAAGAGCTCTGGACCTCTCTCACCTACGAGATAGGTAGAGCCACCCATAACAGGTCATCCAGAGGCACGAGCACCAGCGACATCAGTACTATTGTATGTTTGAGTATTTGCCTGGCCTAGTGACGCAATCTCTCGCATAGTGTCTTTGATACGAGTGAGTGCTCAGCTCACATATTTCTCAATTCTCTCGACGATACTTGTGACTGTCGAATGTAGTTTTTCAAATACTGCTTTTCCAGTTTCGACGATAGTACCTCCGATATTTGAGAAAGTTTCTTTGACTGTTTCCCACGCTCCGGACCAGTCACCCTGCAGAATCTGCATTCATACAGTGAGTATTCCTGTAATGGCCTCAAAAAATACTTTGAAAGTCCCCTGGATGAGTTCAAATGCTACACTAAAAACTCCAGAAATTATATCCCAGGCAGTGCCTACATAGAGCTTTATCCACTCAAAAATTTCTGTGAATGCAATTTTTATACCCTCCCAGAATATCGTGAGTCAAGCGATTATTTGCTCTCCATTTTCACTCCAAAATTTGGAGACTTGCTCGAGAAATGGCTGAATTGTAGCCATTATCCAATCAATACCTGCCTGAAAAGTAGTTTTTATCCATTCCCATACATTCGCTGTGATATCGCGAATACCGAGGAAGTTGGTAGACCAGGCGACACCGAGAGCAGTGATCACTCATATCGCTATGAGAATAGGTGCTCATATTGCTCAGATAATCGCTCAGACTGTGCTGATACCTGCTATGAGAGAAGGGAGGAGAAAGCCTATAGATACGAGAGCCACACCAAGTGCTGAGAGCACTCCTACTATTCCGAGCACGGCAGTAATAATAGCACCATTTTGGCTTGCCCACTGAGAGAATGATTCGAGGTATGGCATGACTGCAGTCATCGCTTTCGTGAGATTATCTATGAGTCCTCACTTGACTACCTCGCCATCAGAAAATCCAGCAATAGAGGCAAGAGTAATACCGACATTATCGCGCAATGTACTCATCACGCCTGAGAAAGTTTTGCTGGCCTTATCCATACCCTCAAAAAATCGACCACCTTCACTGGTAGCATCTTTCATGGCCTCTTCGACCATTTGTACTGAAATTGCACCTTTGCTCATCTGGTCTTTGAGTTCTGTCATTGTCTGCCCTGTCTTTTTTGCAATTGATTCGAGAGGATTGAAACCGGCATTGACCATCTGGAGAAGGTCTTGACCTGTGAGCTTCCCTGTAGCTGTCACTTGAGCAAAAGCGAGAGAGAGCGACTGGAGTCTGTCACCATTACCAAGAGCAATATCCCCGAGCATTTTCATGCTTCACATGACTTTCTCTTGAGCGACACCGAATCCGAGCATTGTACTCGTAGCACTTGCGAGCTGAGCACTATCAAATGGAGTTTGAGAGGCGAACTTCTGAATATCCATGAAAAGGGCTTTTCCTTTTTCTGCTGATCCTGTGAGCGTATCAAATTGCTGTCTCAAGTCCTGCATTTTTGATGCCTGTGCGAGAGCACCAGTACCAAGAGCGACTATACCAGCGAGAGCGACACCAGAGGCGACTCCGATTGTCTGCATGCCTGCTCTATTTTTCTCCACAAAAGACGAAACAGAAGCACTCGCACCCTTTATCGTGGCACTCGCATTGTCGATTGCGTCGATGATGATGGAGATTCTGCTATCCATTTTTTAATTATTTTTAGAAATCCTCGCTCGCTGTTCTCCCCTCTTTTCATCGATATATTCCTGTTTTTTCTCAGCCGAATAGATAGCGATGTGGAGCTGTATCATGTCTTCTGGCTGTAGGTCGAACTCTGTCGGTGTGCAGTGCCAGAGATGAGTCATCAGGATATAATCGGCGTATTCCTGTGGTGCATGTCCTGACCTATTCCTCAGATAATTCCGAATCTTCTCGACTACTTGTTCGTCGTGTTTTTTTTTACATTCACTGCCTCTTTGAGCTTGTCGTATTCCTCAACACTCAATGCGTCCAGTTCTTCTGATGTCAGGCCAGATACGAGCATGACTGCCAGCTCCTCTGACTTATCTACATTGACTGCAGGAAATTCACCTTTTCCATCCTGAGAAAACGAGACACCTTCCATCAGTTTTGCTTTGACTTGTTTGTCCATGCCTCGCGTGTAGGCGAGTAATGTGATTTCTTTGCCTGCGATATTCATAGATAAAAGGATTAGTAATCAGTAGTTTTCTTATTCTGTAGAACGACATTCATAGTCTGAGTATCGGTGAAACTGTATTCAGCTTCGAATCCAAAAGTCTCAGTCACGAGGTCATTATTTGCATCACTACGCTCCCAAGATTCGAGATGTACTTGAGCGAGCTGAATAGTGATTTTGTTGTACTTTGTCGCACCGATGAGAGTGCTTCCTTCGATTTCGATTTGCATTGCCTTTTTCGTATTCGCTGTGAAGAGATCACGATAGGTTGTGGCGTTGTAGGTGACTGATATATCACCGACGACAGTGAAATGCTGATTTGCATTGACTGCCATAGTCGTCGCACCAAGAGCGAATTTCTGTACTGGATTTTTTTTGATAGAGAGCTTGACTGCCTCGAGAGTGATTGCACTCGCACCAGAGAGACCAGAGATATCAGAAGCAATTTTGACAGTTGTTTTTGATGCTCTGAATTGTTCGTCTGCTGTACCTGTGAGAAACGATGGAGATGAGGTGGTACTTGCGATTTTTCCACCCTTTGTCATCGCATTGAATTTCACATATTCACCATTGGTGATATCGAAGTCCAGCGTATCGAGCATGTGATGTGGTGCTCGTTCGTCCTCGACTCCATTATCGCAATACACTGTCGCGCTCGGATGAGCATTGGTATTGAGACGAGTGAAAGCATGTGAATATACAGCCGTTTCGACGAGCGTAGCACTTCCAGCAGTACCGAGAGCCATCTTCAGGAGATACCCGAGAGTTTGACTACGAGCAATACCATTGAGAGAGAGCTCAGACATTTCTTTTGAAATATGTGAGTCTACCTGCTCATCGATAACGCCAAAACTATTGGTGTCCTTTATTTTTGGGACATCGTGTTTGAGTTTGGCTGATTCGACAGGAATCCATGCGGTTGCCGATACTGCAGTGCCAGGAGTAGTCTCGAGACCGAGACCGAATGACTGTTTGCGTCCAATTTCTGACATATATTAGTTTTTAGGAGATAGAGATTTTCTGCCACGGACAGGAGTTCCAACACCCACATTTTCAGAGGCTTCTACCTCATCAGGTGTGTATGTTTCACTTTCAGGAGTAAAAGAGCCAGACATAAAAAAAGAGTGTTAGAATATAACACTCTCATAATAATCTCACACTATGCCTTTTAGAGCGTCGTAAAACTTTTCTGAGCTTTGATAGATATTTCGAATACTCGAATAGGTACTCCATTGGCAGTATCCCATCACCACTTCACATTGAATGGCAAAACATTATCGACAGTATTGGAGAGATAGAGATTCGTGTACTTGCGGAGCTCTACCATGATACTATCGCAAAGAGAACGCATACGAGATTCTGTCGTACTCTTATTTTCTCCTGCGAGGTCTTTGACTCGTATGATGAAATTATAGGTCGCTTTGTTATCGGTAGTATCGAGTATTTCTTCATCGAGGTCGCCATTGACGAGACAGGCGAATGGATATCCATCTCACGAATCAGGTGTTGGAGCGTCATAATCATAGACATCAGCGAGTTTGCTCGATCCAGCATCTCGCACTCAATTGAGTATCGTGACGAGTGCAGAAGCGATGGAGGTATAGGACATATTTTAGATGCTAGAAATTACAATTTTGACGGCTTTTTCAAATTCACGACGCACAATATCCTGTCATTGGTGTGCTGTCTTCCTCATATAAAATCTCTTATTTGGATTTTTTCTATTCTCATATTCACGACGCACAGCGTAGGCGATACCACGAGGACCAATACGGATTCGTTTTGTCCCTATGCCTATATTATTCGGCTCTCCTCCTATACCCTGTTTGAGTTTTCCGGTGTCGTATGGAGCATTTACTTGAGCAAGTGCGATGAGTTTTTGCCCA